CGATCTGAGCCAACAGAGTGCCGAGTTCGTCAGCAGAAGCGGGAGCGGTGGTGATTGCAGTCATTTCATTTCCTTGTTAAACCGGTCTCGTTGACCGTGAACGAATTCTAACACGAAGTTAGATTCTGTTGTCGAGCTTTTTTTAATTTATTTTTATTGGGACAAACCCTACCTACTAGTCAGACTAGTAAAAATGTTCCGGATGGTGACGTTCAGGGCGTCCATCTCGTCCATCTTGGCGATGGCCCAAGCCCTTCTTTGGCCGTGCCAGCCCATGAGGGAGCCTTGGTGGCAGGACTTGCACAGAGCCACGCAGGTGTAGTGGTTGCCCTGCTTGATGTGGTGGGCGTCTGAAGGCCCGGGAGCCTCACAGACAGAGCATGGCTGCTCTTTGACCATGACCACCCATAGGCGCTCTTTTGCGTTGTATTTGCCGTTCATGGCTGGCCGTGGAGCGGTTTGAATGGCTCTGTGTAGATTTGTCGATCCAAGGACTGCTCCGGTGGCCGATAACAGGCCGTGGCGTAATGCTTTAACTGCTGGATCAAGCCCACGCACTGGTTGTAGGCCAGTGCAGATTTGACATGCGCTCCATTGCCTTCCATCAGCTTTTCTAATCCTTGAATCTGGGCAAGGATCATTGTGTCGAGTGCTGCCTGTCGGCTTGCCTCGTCAAGCTCTTTTTTCCAGTGTTGGACTTCGTTCAAAGGTCTCATGTTGTGCTCCTATGCGACTGTTTTATCAAATGCCCGGTTGCTGGCCTCCTGCGACCGCCAGACGTCGATTCGGGCCTGTGCCGATACCAACCCCCACCGATACGTCTCCTCGGCCTCCACGGCCTCTTCCAGCCCCTTGAGCACCTCGATGTAGGCTGAGTCCGCATAGGCCTCGATTTCAGCCACGGCTGCCGACTTGGCGCGGCCATCAGACAGCGCCTTCTTCATCAGCATGGCCTTCTGGCTTTTGCGGAACTCTTCAAGGTAGACCCGGTGGGCCTTGGCCTCTGCGTACTTGCGGCCATGGGTGTACAGGTAGTCCACGGCATCGTTGATGTCCTTCTGGTCACTCATCACACACCTCGGCTTTTGTGGGTCAAATGGTTGTTGGCACCAGCTCTCGCAATGAATGCTGGTCTTGGTTCGTAGGGCGGTCGATCCCACACGCTGTTCCTTGGTGGGGGCGCGGCATCGGGGTGGTGCTCGATCAGCACAGCACCACCGCTCACGTAGCGTGCCGCGCTTTCATCTTTGAGTTTGATGGGCGCGGAGTTTTTGGTCGTTGGGTTCACTCGTAGCAGCTTGTCTTTGAGGTTTGGGTTGCCTGCAGCCAACTTCATTTGGCACCTCCGAGACGTGCGATCAGTGCGGCATCCGCCAGCGCTTGGCCTTTGCCCTTTTTGTCCAACTCTCGCCACTTGGGCCACAGCTGAATTGCTCGTGCTCGTGCGGCGTCTTTGTCGGTGCCGATCAGGCCTGCGGACTTCTTCCATGCTTGTGGCGTCACCATCGTGTGAGGGATGCCCAGTGCACCGAGCACGCCCATGACTGTGCCGCATGAGTGGCCGAAGTTAAACATGGACACCACGCCTTGTCCGGGCATGGCGTGCACCTGCTCGACGTAGATGTGAGTGCAGCAGGTCGATGCGATGAAGTCAGTCAGTGCGGCTGCGTTCACCCGAGTGGCCGTGCCGATCTTGGTGGTGGGCATCTCTGTCCACTCGATGGGTTGGCCGTCTTCCAGCAAAACCAGTGCGCCTGTTGCGCCGGGGTCAATTCCAAGTGTTCTCATTCGTCCCTCTCCTGATGTTGGTTTGATGCGTTGATCTGGTGGCGCTCCTCATCTGTGAGTGGCACTTCATTTCCCCATACGCGACTGGCGTATGCAAACAATTGCCTCATGACCTTTGGCTCGATTGCCACCTGAAGATTTTCATGATGGTTTACGGCCAGCCAAACTTGATAGCCATCAAAGCTGGCGTAGACGCCATCACCAAGATATTCATTGTTCTCGCTCATTTTTTGCCTTTCAGTTTGAAGTGGTCGCAGCGTTGCAGCATGAATCGAATCTGCATGGTGGGTTTTCCGTAGCGGTCTGTGATCTTGGTGCATAGCCGTGCCATGTAATGGCGGCATTCAAAGCACACGCGACGATCATCCATGGGGTCGGCGTCACGGTTCCACATGCTGTCTGCCAAGCGCCATGCGCCTTCTTCGCACAGGCCTTCAGACATGAATGCTTTGCGCCTGCGATCATGAGTGGCGATGGCCTTGTCAAGTTCTTCCCCGGTCATGCTTCCCTCGCTTTCAGCATGGCATCGGCCAAGATGTAAGCAGACTCTGCAAGATTTGCCACATCATCAGGACCGCACTCAATGCCGACCAAAACGCCTTGCATCGCCTTGGCAGCAAAGTAGTCGCGCAGGGTCATGCCGTCCGGGTTGATGTTTTCACCTTGTTGAACCCACTTTACGCCGGGAAACGCTGGTCCACCTGTGTTTGTGTTGCTCATGCTGCCTCCCTCATCCGCATGAGTTCCTTCAAGACCTCTTCCTGAACGCGCTTCTCGCTTGCCCGGTGCGCCATGATCATGGTGCGTGCTGGCAGGTTTTCGGAAATCATCTCGTAGTCTTCGATGACGCCGTGCAAGAGGCTGATTGCGGGGCCGTCAAGGCGCAAAGGCTTGTCGTTCATGCTGCGTATGCCGCACTTGCCTAAAGCGTCTTCTGCGTCCTTGAGTGCGCCCTGCTCGTCTGCCACGAAACCCATGATCAAAAGAGTCTTCATGAAGTTCACGATGTCAGACAGCTTCTTCCAGTCTTCCATAGTTGGCTCTTCGGCGTGCAAGAGGTTGTCCATGGCCTCTTTGACGCGACCGATGTTGTAGTCGCGCTTGGCCTTTGTGATGGGGTTGTCTGGGTCGGCCAGCATCACGTCCCAGTGGCTGTAGGTGTAGCTGGTCATTTTTTTCCCTCGATGTTATTCAGGATTCCACGAGCCGTTGCAGCGCTCTCGGCGGCGTTCTGCTGCACTCGGACAGCAATGAACGCATGGGCTGGGTTGTTACGGTACTGATCCACTCGGGCGTAGCAGTAAGCGGCGTCGCGCTGGAACCAAATTGCTTTGTCTGCGGCGCTCATATCACGGCTCCTTGCTTGATCATGTTGACCAGCTTGAACTCTGGATTGGCGTGACGTGCTGCACGGAAGGCACGCCAGATGGCCTCGTAAACCGTGTAGCCACGGCGGTGAGTTTGCGCCGAGGCTGTGCTGTGCGTCTTGTAGCCGAATGGGTTGCCCACCAGCTTGCCGTTGCAGTCGAAGATGTAATAGCGGTCTGGATCGTATTTCATGCTGACTCTCCTGATTTAACCCACAACATCGTGGTGTAGAGAGTCTAACACAGAATTAGATTGTGTTGGCAACTATTTTTATTGTCGACGTCTCGCGGTCAATCACCATCTCGCCTTCGCACACAATGTTCCAGTCTTCGCTGCCCTCTTCCTTCTCGCTGCGGCTGGGGACGATCAGAATGACGTGCTTGGCGAGATATTCCTTCTTGCCAACAAACACCCGCCAGACGTGCTCAGGCGTGCCCCTCCCGGGCTGGCCCCGGGACTTGTTGAACCTGATCCTGAACTTCATAACACCTCCACGCCAGTGTCTTCCTGCTGGGGTGCCACGGACAGGTTCATGTGCACAAAGCGAACCGGGTCATAACTCGTGTTCTTGGTGAACGAATGAGGCAGCCATGAGTTGGTCAGGATCAGCGTCCCAGCCTCTGGGGTGAAGACGATCTGGTGAGAGCCAAGAGTGATTTTCTTGTTGTCGGCCTCAGGCAGGTTGACGATGACTTTGCCGGGTCGGGGATCGTGAATCACCATCCGGCAGCCACCCTTGGGCACGTCAAGGAAGTAGAACGCGCTGATCTGCGATCCATTGCCGTGGACGTGTGTCTCCATGGATGACAGGTGGTTGTGTTGTTGGGTCCACATCTCGGTGAAGAACGTCACCAGAGAATCCATGGCGAAGCCCTGCGATGCAAGGATGTTCCATGCGGTCTGGGAGACGTACCGGGAGAACTCTTCCAGCTCCGGCTCGTGGGCGTAGGTGCCAGTCATCAGGTTGACGTATTCGTCGCTGTCCTTGAGCTGGCGAGAAGCCTCCTCGTAGCGCTGAGAAACGATGTTCACTGCCTCCAAGAATTCGGTCTTCTTCACCATGTAGACCGGGCTGGAAAAGTAGTGCATCTCTGTGAGTTTGTCCATGGGGTTCTCCGTTGAATGTTGGAATGAGTCTAACACGGGGTTTGAGTCAGGCGGACTCGTTTTGACGGACCATTGACCCCAATCAATCCTTTCACCCAAAGACCCCCCCTACCCCACGGCGGTGGAGTAAGGAAGGAGAAAGGTGCTTCACCCCTGCGATGCAGGATCATCATGTGAACGGTTGGCTACGTTCTACCCCCGGCTTGATGATTCGACCAGCCGCACGGATTGTTCGGGAACTGCCCCCTAGCCCATGGACTTGATGATGGTGGCCGGTGCTGATCTCCGGCTTCTCGCTGATTGCAGAGTCAAGGAATTCCGTGCGATCACGGAGATGGAGCCTCTGCAAACTGCCCGTCAGCCCGGGCTCTTCACCATCATCAAATCCACGGTTGCATACCGTGTCGCGGTTTCCTTCCGAGCGGCCCCACTTGCGGCCCATTGCTATCGTGCGGAGTACGGCACGATGTGGAAAACAAAAAAGCCGTTAATGAAACCCCGGTGAGAGAACCACGCCTTTTGGGCGGGGCTACCCCATACGGGGTCGGGATTTCATTAACGGCTTTCATGCTTGGCTCTCACACCTTGCATTTGCTGGGATTCTATCAACACGTCTCAAGACGTGTCAACAGGCACCAACACGACTGGGGACTGCCAAGACACCGTCTCAACACAGTGCCGCTTCAGGCTTGTCGCAATCCCCATGCGTGTTG